GAAAAACACATCGGCATCGCCACGATCAAGATCATCGGCAACCCCACCATCGTTTTGCGCTACAAGATCGCACGCAACAAAGATAACACCAACTTTTACTCAAGCGCCCCCGCATGCAAAATAGTGCAAGACGGCGACGACCGCTACATTCCTGCGCATATGCTCGATAGCCGATCCGAAAACGATGACCTCGAGGCCTTCATTCGCTCCAACGTCCGAAAATACCTTGATCCTCAGGACCCCTCTTTGCAGGCTCGCCAGATCGTGCCAAACAACCCCCCTGCCCAATTCCACCAAGAGGCCGCCAAACAGCAGTACGCGCAGCCCTACAACGAAAAAACGGGGATGTACGGCCCTAACCCAGCGCCAGCAGCTTCCCAGTATCTAACCGATTGCCCTTTCTAACCCCCCCAGGCACATATGAGAAAATTACACATTGATTTACGGCTATCGCAAGAAACTGTTGATGATCTTGCAGCTGGAAAAAGCGTAGTCATTGAAGATGCAGAAGATCGTTTTGTCCTTATCCCCCCGCAAGAGATGGACTGCGACTATGGCGTTCATGATGTTTCGGAAGATCCTGAGGAAGAGGAAGAGGAAGATCCGATGACCTGCCATTGTGCAAAATGCGTTAGCGATCGGAAAAAGCAGGTTGAAGATGATAAAGATGATTCATTTGAGATCGCGGAAAGCGTGCAAAAATTACTAGAGATTTTTATTGAAGCCAGGCGTCGGGAACATGAAGCCAAGGCATAAATTTAATGCCCAGGCCGTCGTTCGTGATGGCCACCGATTCCCTAGCAAGCTCGAGGCTGCCTACTGCGGGCGCCTCGACATTTTGAAGGAAGCGGGAGAGGTGCTGTTCTACCTGCGACAAGTACCTTTTGCTCTGCCAGGGGGAACGACATATCGAGCCGACTACCTCGTTTTCTACGCCGATGGTACGTGTGATGTTGTTGATGTTAAAGGAGTTGATACCCCTGTCTCAAAGATGAAGAGAAATCAAGTCGAGGCGCTGTATCCCCTCAAAATCACAATCGTCACGAAAGTTTAACCCGCTCCCTCAACCCACACAGTCCGGCTTCTCACGCCGAAAAAAAAAGCCCCTGATTCACCAGGGGCTTTTCCTTTACACGCGATCCCAAACAATTTCCAAGTGTTTTTTAGCCTCTTGCAACAGCTCAATTGTGTCGTCCAAGCTTTTGAGTGCGCAGCGGTAATGATCTTTCTCAGCATCACGGATAGTCTCCTTGAGAAACTGATCAGCGTCATCAAGCAGCAAGAGGGCGCTGACTAGCTCGGGATCGTCCACTTCTCCAGCGCTGCAAAATCCCGTTTCGTCGTGTTCCATGTGATCGTAACTCATACCCATCTCCCTTCAGCGTTGATATGTTCCGCGATACCGCGCAAGTCCTGATCTATCCCACGCCTGTAGCTGCTAATCATGTCTTCCATCTCTTCACAAAACAAATCGATCATGATACCATGACCAGCACTCGACATCTCTACGCAGATGCTCATCATCTCGATGATCATCATCTCAATCAAATCAACAGTGCAGGAATCAAGCCAGTCCTCCCAGCTCAACAAAATCTGGCCTGCATCCGCTATCTCTCGATAGTAGCACTCCTGCAAGCGCTCCAACTCTCCCAGCATCATGCTCTCGCACTCACGCACCCACACCCACTCCGCGCAGCCGAATCCACGCGCTATCAGTTCCAGGAATTTTCTGTCGTCGATCTTGATCATCATTTAGCCTCTTTGTTTTTCAATAGATCAATAAACATAGTGTAAAGCTGGTCTATCCTTTGAGTTTGTGCATCATGCCTACTGCAATGCATCCTAATGTCATTGTCAATCTTTGAAAACATATAGAAGCTAAATCCTCCAAGAACTCCAATAATCGTTAATGTCTGCAACCAATCCATCTGGTACTCCTACCGTAATTTCGTTTAGCCTACTCTCCGCGCTGACTACTAGCTGCCGGCTCTCGTCCGGTCTCAGCGAGTCTCGCGCTTTGATACCCAAATTATACCACTCGCCCTCTATTAATGCAACAAAAACGTAAATAAAATAAAGGAGGGGTTAGAAAATTGTGCTCTCAGATAGCATGAGGGCACAGTAGAACGCAGGCAGGATATGAGAGTGATAGAAGAAAACAGGGACTATATCAAATACGAGTCAGAGCTAGGCTCTATCAGCATACAGTTCAAACTGCGCGGATATCCTGATAGCTCACTCTATTACTCAATAGATGAGCGAGGTAACGCCCGCAGAATCATCGAAAAACCCCACTACGAACATATCAAAAACGCCTCCACATAGCAGTCTCGCCCGGCGTAAGACTTTTCTAACTAACATTTACCTACCTACAAAAATATACACTTGATAGCATACTCTAAAAAAGGTGCTATGTCTCGTTATCCTAAAATCGACCTCGTCGATCTCGCTGAAAAATTAATGAAATGGTGCGAACTACCTGATTCTTTGAGTCTTATGGGATTTTGTGCCGACATGTGTATCTCTCAAGAATTCCTCCACGGAATCGCTTCAAAAGATGAAAAGTTTGTTGAGTCGTTGCAAACCGCTAAAGCTAAGTTAGGTAAGAAAAGAGAGCTTATGGCTGCTCAAGCAAAGATGCCGATTCAGATGTATACTCGCACAGCAACACAGTATGATAAAGATCTTCACAAGCACGAGCGGGGAGATCTCAAATTCGAGCTAAAAGCAAAATCAGCTCACACTGCTCCTACTGCTCCTCGCGATGAAATACTCGCAGCTCAACACGAGGCACTCATGCTCAGACACGAGCTCGCTGCACTGAAAGAACAGCTCAAAGCTCAACAAGAGCTAGATACTGAGTGAGTGCATTCTCAGATAAGCAGATCAAAAGTTACGCTGAAAGCACGCACCGATTCAATTTTTGGGTAGGCGCAGTACGCTCCGGCAAGACTCATACATCCATCCTAAAATTCATCGATCGTATCAAAAATGGAGTGCCAGGCGACGCAATGATTATCGGCGTCAACAGGGGCAGTATCCAGCGCAACATCATCACGACGATGTACCGCATGCTCGGCTTCCCTGCTCCTAGCCCGATGTGCAACAAAGTCACTCTGTACGGGAGAGATGTGTATCTAGTCGGCGCTCCCGACGTGTCGGCAGTTACCACAATCCAGGGCTCGACACTCGCTTACGCACTCGTAGACGAGGCTACGTGCTTGCCTGAACCTTTCTTCAAGATGTTGGAGACTCGCTTGTCGGTGCCAGGGGCGCAAATGTTGGCAACCATGAACCCTGAGGGTCCGGCACATTACTTAAAAAAAGATTATATAGACAGGGGCGAGATCTTAGATTTAGGTATTTGGACATTTAATCTTGATGATAATCCAGCGCTAGATGAATGTTATAAAAACTCAATAAAATCATCATTTTCCGGTGTGTGGTATAAGAGATTTATTTTAGGAGAGTGGTGTCAAGCATCTGGTGCAATCTATCCCGATTTTGATCAAAATAATATATATGAGCACCCTAAATCAAATCCAAATTACTATATTGTTGGCGTGGATTACGGTACTACAAACGCGACTTGTGCGGTTCTTTGTGCTATCTCGCCTAATTTATGGCCTCAAATGATGGTCGAAGCAGAATATTACTACGATTCTAGTAAGACGGGCCTTCCAAAAACAGATGCGCAACTAGTAACAGATATCAAAAATTTTGTTAAACACAAAAATGTAAGTGCAATTTATGTGGATCCTGCAGCAGCATCGCTAAAAATTGCAATGCGAAACGAAAATTTGCCAGTTGTAGATGCGGATAATGATGTTATCCTAGGTATAAAAACAGTCAGTAAATTTATATCAGGAAAAAATATTGTCATTCACCGCAATTGTAAAAACCTTATTGATCAAATGCAATCCTATGCATGGGACCCCAAAGCACAAGCGAGAGGTGAAGACAAGCCTATAAAAAAAGACGATCACAGCTGTGATTCTCTTCGCTACGCTGTAACACCTTTTTTAAAAAGCGGAAATTTTGGTTCTGATACTGATTACATGAGTGCTACTCAAAGACGAAACAAAGTATTTGGTTACAACGACATGTATGATCAATTCAATCAGGAAATCCAGGGCGGCGGCGGTCTGTTTTTCTAGCGTTTTTTGCATATCGAAAACAGCCCTAGGCACCGCTTTCAGCGACGTTAGACAAATTATTTGGGATGGTATTATAGCGTATCTCAGAGCATCGAGACTACAAGGGAACTATTCAATTAATTCGTAATCCTGTTATTTTAATCTTTATTACATGCGAGAAATATTTTGGGTTCTTACGAAAACAGCGAGTACACACTCGGCCTCGGCTATATCGATCCATCCGACACAGGCGCCCAGCATCTCAAGCAGATGATGGATTACTTCTACCAGTCGAACTATCCCGGACAATCCGCTCTATGGGCTCAGGGTCTTATTGATAAGCGATTCAAAGCTGGCGATCAGGCGCTTTACTCAATGATGTACGGCCAGAACTACCAACAATATCAAAAGTTCTTTTTTAATCTCATTCGCCGACACTTGAACATGATCGGAGGATTCCAGCGCCGGAACCGCAAGAGCACTATTACTCAGCCGGTGCATCAGAACGATGACGCGCTCTCCGACGACTACAATGCCGTGCTTCGCTATTGCGAGGACCGCGACGGATTTCAGGAGTATCAGAGTGAGTCGTTCGAGGGTGCTTGTGATACCGGCATGACTCTCATGCATCTTTATCTCGACTATGCGCGGGATCCATATTCTGGGGATCTCTTTACGGACTGCGTATCTTACAATAATTTCTTGATCGATCAGTATTTCCGCAAGCAGGATCTCAGCGACTGCAATGGTATCTGGCGCCGGCGTTGGACGAGCAAGCAAGGGGCGAAGCTGCTCTTGCCAGGCTACGCCGAAGAGATTGATAAGATGACGTCGGGCGGTATGAAGGACGGTCGATTCCCGGTGCAAGCGGAGTTGCAAAACATCCCAGTCAATGGCCTTTTTGCGTACGACGAGTTCTATTATAGGGCGACACGCGAAGCCACGATGATCCTCGACCCGATGAGTGGCGAGGCCGTCGAATGGATCGACGAGCCGGACGCTGTTGAAGGCGAGATGGAGCAGGCGCTCAGGATGCAGCCTTGGCTTCAGGTAAAGAAAATGCAGGTGCCAACAGTCAAGCTTGTGATCCAGCTGGGCTCTAAAATTGTTTATCACGGTGCTAATCAGTTGGGAATTGACTCGTATCCGTTCGTCCCAACAATGTGCTACTACGAGCCGGATATTCCTTCATACGCCTGGCGAGTGCAGGGGATCGTGCGCAACCTCCGCGACTCCCAATTCCTCTATAACATGCGCAAGATCATTGAATTGCAGATGCTGCAATCGAGCGTCAACGCAGGGTGGATTTATAGCGTAGACTCAGTCGTCGACGAAAAGGCATTCCGCCAGGCGGGCGCTGACGGCTATCTTATCGCACTTAAGCAAGGGCACACTCCGGCAGAAGTGCAGCGGATCGAGCCGGTCTCGATTCCACCCTCAATTATCGAGCTATCGCGCTTGCTTGCTGAGGATATCACTAAGATCTCTGGCGTCAACGAGGAGCTGCTTGGCGCTGCTACAGACGACAAAGCGGGCATCTTGGCTATGTTACGCCAAGGAGCAGGTCTAACGACGTTACAGGGCATCTTTGACAAGCTGGATTACACTCAAAGGCTGTATGGCCACATCAGGCTTGAAGCGATCTGCAAAAACTTCAGTAAGCAGAAGATCAAAAACATCCTTGGCAAAGATCCTGACCCGCGATTCTTCAGCTATGAAGCCAAGAAATACGCTATCGTCGTTGAAGAGGGGAATTACAGTGCTACGCAGAGGCAAACGGAGCTTCAGCAGCTGTTACACTTTCGTGAAATCGGTCTTCCAATTCCTGACGAGTCGATTATGGACGCCGCTTTTATCACTAACAAAGCGAAAATCATCGAACAGATGCAGGCGGCCAATCAGCAAGCGCAGCAGCAGCAACAAGCGCAAGCGCAGGCACAAGAAAAGAGTGACAACAGCAAGATGATGCTTGATTTCGCGAAGAGCAAGAGCGAGTTGGCAAGAGAACAGGATCTCATGGCATCGGCGCAAGAGAAGATTGCGAGGATCGGCGAGGTGAGTGCTAACGCGGAGTACAAAAAATCAGAATCCGACCTGAATCTCGTCAAAATGATGATGGAGCTGGAAGACCAGCAGTTCGGGCAGTTCAAGTCAGCGCTCGAATACGCGCAGATGGTGAAGGAATACAACAATATGAATCAACAACCGGAAGCTGTAGGAGGATAATATGGCGAAGGGTAAGCAAGGTGGCGGCATGTCCACATTTAAACAGGGGCATTGGGAAAAGACTGAGGCTCCAGTAAAAACAGCTAATGGCAAATATGCAACAGAAATGGGAAATCCTCAGGAACTGAAGCAGAATGCCGATGCGCTGGCATCGTATGCGAAAGCTAAGAAGACGAAGTATTAGTCGAGTGGGCGCTATCAGCGCCCATTATTTGAATCATTTGAATCATTAAGTGAGGCGATTCATGGCATATGAAAAGAAGGCGGAAGGGAAGTCAAAGGGTCCGACATTGGATCCTATGCGTTCTAAAGAACCATGGGTGATGGATGTAAGCAGCTCGGTTTTCCGCAAGACAAATCCCAACAAGATGGGTGAAGAGATGCTGGAGGCGCCAGGCTACAAACGTCCTACACCTCACGTCAAAGTCAACGAGTGCGATCACTAGGAGAGGGTGTTGAAGCGAAGGAAAACAGCGGGCGAGCAGGCTAATAAAGCGCTTGCCGACACAACGAAATATGATGCGCTCGAGGTCGGGCACGGTATGACCGATGACTTGGACAAGCATTTTCGGGATTGCATCGAAGCGCACAGGGACATCATCGATGAAGATGAATTTTGTCTCGTGATGGTAGTGGGCACGGATCCTCTCATCAAGAACTTGATCCGGCGCAAGTTCTACGCGTGGCCATTTCTTCCTAAGCCTCGACCAAACCAGACTGTCCTGCTTTATAACAAGCGCCTGGATCGCATTACCAAGCGGCTATGGGTTTTACCATGCGATATGGTGATGGCAGAGCTGGCATCGATAGGATATGTGGATAAAAGGTATCAGACGATGCAGGCGTGGAGCATCGCATTCTTCAAGGGAACCTTCTGGGAATACATTCGCCACGAGCACGGGATCAAGATGCTTTCAGAGCAGGAGTATATCTCAGCTCATAGAGAGGAACTGATCAAGAGCGTCTGTAAGGAGGGGGGCGCGACGCCTTCCGATACCTTTGATTTCAGTAAGATCCTTACCTACGATCTCGAAAACTCGAGTGATCCCGCGTTTGGACAGGATGGATTCGATGTCGGCGGGAAGGTTCAAGACACCAATCGGAACATCAGCGCTCATCAGGGTCACCAGTTGGCGGTATGAATCCGCGCTTTCGATGAGTTTTTGAGCAATCTGCTTATTAAACGCATTAACGTCATTAATTCGATCATTTTCAAGCATGGAGCACGAAACCAATGGATCAGGTTAAAACAGAATCAGCGCAACCGGAAAAACCGAAAGAGTCAGCTCCGGCCGTCGCACAGACTCAAGATACTACAGCGGCGCAAGCTCCGCAAGTAGAGGAGAGCGAGCAGGACCGCAACTGGAAGAAATTTCGGGAGCAGCGCGAGATTGAGCGCAAGCAGCTGGAAGCGGAAAAGAAGAGAGCGACAGAGAAGGAGAAGGAAGCGGCTGCGCTAAAAGCTGCCATGGATTCTCTCCTTAATAAGCCCGATCAGCGCGGTGGTTCGCAACGAGAAGAGGTCGACTACTTCGAAGACGACGAAGAGAAGCGTATTGAAAAGCTCGTCGAAAAGAAGTTGGCAGAGAAAGAGCGTGTCATTGAGCAACAGCGACAACATCGAGAGCAGCAGGAACTACCGCAGCGCCTCAAACGAGAATACCCTGATTTTGATCAAGTGTGCACGAGCGACAACCTGGACTATCTCGAGTATCATTATCCAGAGGTAGCGACTGCATTCGGTCACATGCCCGACGGGATCGAGAAATGGACAGGCATTTACAAGGCAGCGAAGCGATTCGTTCCGAACATCGACGCAAAGAGAGCGCAAGCCAGGGCGCAAGAGAACCTTCTTAAACCTCAAAGTGCATCAGGTGCATCAGCAGCACAAGCAGCAACGCCCAACATGGCGCGCTCACTTACTGATAGCCAAAAGGCTGAGAACTATAAAAAAATGCAGCAAATGATGAAGGGTCAGGGATA